AGGTGGTATCGTTAGTGCTTCCATAGGAATGCGTTCAGTGAGTAAGTTCTTTGGAAAGAAGTAACAATGTTGTAAAAATGCCACAGTTAAGCGACTTAGACAGGCAGTTTATTACATTAGAGAAACAACAAGAGTTAATAAGAGAGCAAGCAAAGCTCATAGAGGAGAAGACTAATGGGTAGTATGCCTGATTTAGGAAAGAATAGAACTGGTAGAACTAAGTATGGTACACCTGCGAGTGCTACTATGCCAAAGCCTAAGACGGGTGCACAATTAGCTAAAGAGTTAGACGTGTTAGCTAGACGCCTTGATGCAGATAAGGGTAAACCCGGTGATGCAGAAAGGTTTAAACTTTTAAGAAGCCAGTGGGGTAAACAAAAGTATGTACCCGGAGAAAACAGTAGAGAGTACTTTGGAAAAACAGGTACGTATTTGTCTAAAGCAGAAGCTCAACACGCTGACGCAGATAAACAAGGAACGCCGGGAGGTGTATACGGTCTTAGTTACAAGTCTCTTCAAACTGAATTAGATAAAAACAACACTCATTCGGGTCGCGCTAGTAGATTTGGTAAACCTGTACCTATGCCTAAAGGCAACAACAAGGGTGGTCTAGCTAAGAAAACAAAAGGTTTTAAACAAGGTGGCCTAGCAGGAGCAAGTCACAATGATATGCGTAAAGGCGGACTATTCAAATGAGTTTTAAGTTATCATCACGTAGCATAGATAGACTTAATGGCGTTGATGCAGGACTAATAACTGTAGTTAATGCAGCTATTGACATGACCAAAGTTGACTTTGGTGTAACTTGTGGTATGCGTACAGTAGCCGAGCAGGAAGCTTTGGTTGCAAAGGGTGCATCACAAACTATGAAAAGCAAACACTTAGAGGGTCGTGCAGTTGACCTTGTAGCTTACGTTGGGCCTAACGTTACGTGGGCTTTAAATATGTATGACGATATAGCTGACGCTATGGCTGACGCTGCACGTATTCACGGTGTAGCTATTAAGTGGGGAGCAGCTTGGAGTGTAGGCAACATTGCTGAGTGGGACGGTTCTATGGAGGATGCAATGAATGCATACGTAGACCTTCGCCGTTCACAAGGTCGTAGGCCATTTATTGATGCTCCCCATTTTGAACTTATGTAAGCAGTATGTACACGTTTGTTCTTATGGTGTATCTAGGTACAACTAGAGAACTAATAGAGGATACAATGGTGTTTAACAATATAGAGCATTGTAACTACTACGCTAGAGAGATAACTAAGAGATACAGCACACACGGTATAGCTCCTGAAGATAGGGTTGTAGCTTATTGTTTACCTAAAGTCAGGGAGCTAAAATGAGTATTACATATAGAGGTGAAAAGTTTGCAGGTTATAACAAGCCGAAGCGTACCCCTGATCACCCGAAAAAAAGTCATGCCGTACTTGCAAAAGAAGGTAAGACCATCAAGCTCATCAGGTTCGGTGAACAGGGAGCGAAGACCGCCGGGAAGCCAAAGTCAGGTGAAACCGATAAGATGAAAAAGAAACGTGCATCCTTTAAAGCAAGACACGGTAAGAACATTAAAAAAGGTAAATTAAGTGCAGCTTATTGGGCTGATAAAGTAAAATGGTAGCACGTATGTGTACTGCCTCTATTTGGAGATAAATTAATGATGAATAAAAAGAAAGCTGGTGCCTATATGGGTGGTGGCATGGCTAAGAAGAAAAAACCTATGGCAGCAACAGGTTACAAAGAGGGTGGTGACACTAAGAAAAAAGAAACCTTTGGTCAGGCGTTTAAACGTAACCGTAAAAAGTTTATAAATAGTGGCAGTGCTGCAGACTACACCTTTAAACACAATGGAAAGTCTTACAACATTCTTCAAAAGGGTGAGACTAAAGCTGGTGTAATGAAAAAGTTCTCTGCACCTAAGACATCTGTACGTCCTAAGTTGCGTCCGGGTAGTCGTACTGCTCCTCCTATCTCTGCTAATACTAAAAAGAAAATTGAAGAGACAGTTAGAAAAGTAGCTAATACAGATTCAAAAGCTAGACCTTCACGGCCTCGTACTGAGAAAACAGAGCAACAAAAACGTAACGAAGCAGCCGCTGCAAAGCGCAGAGGTGTAGGCGCAGGTTCTTTTGCAGGTAAGGGTGCAGGTAAAGATAAACCTAAAGCCAAACCTACACGTAAAGCTGATGGTGTTCCCGCTAGGTTGCGTGAAAAAACAACTGATGGACTTCCTAAAGGTATTGGAGGGATGCTTAATCGTAGAGATGAGCCGGGCGCACCTTTCTTAGGATCAAAGGGTGGTAAATCTGCTAAAGCAAAAGCTGCTAACAGTGCAAAAGTTGCTGCAGGACAAGCTAAGTATAGAGATAGAGGAACACCTGTACAGCTTACTCTTTCACGAAGAAACTTGCGTAAGTTTAAAAAAGACCCGTCTTCTTTGACTAAGATAGAAAAAGATCGTTTATTTAAAACTTTAAAGCGTCAAGGTGTTGCTATTCCTGAAGGTCTTTCTGGAAACAATCGGTAGGACTTAATAAATAAATTGCATAACGGGGTTGCAATCTTGTATGTAGTCCTGTAACATAAAGCATGGTATAACTATCTCTGGTAATATATAGAGGAGTTATACCATGTTTAAGAAATTTATCAAAGTACTACAAGAGAGCCAACAGCGCAGAGTACAATACTGGCAGTTACACAATATGTCAGATTCTGCGCTCAAAGACATTGGAGTCACACGTGGTGAAATCAAGCAGAAGTTCTACGGCAAAGACTGCATCTAAAGCGAAACCTAAGAGAGGCTACGCGAAGGGTGGGTCAACAGTAAATGCGGCAGGTAATTATACTAAGCCTACTATGCGTAAGTCTCTTGTCGCCTCCATTAAGGCTGGCGGCAAAGGAGGAAGCCCCGGACAGTGGTCGGCTCGTAAAGCTCAAATGGTTGCCAAGCAATACAAAGCAAAAGGTGGAGGGTACACGTAATGAAAGTAGACGCACCTAAAGGTTATCATTGGATGAAACAAAAAGATGGCAGCTTAAAAGTAATGAAGCATGACGGTAAGTTTGTTCCTCACAAGGGGGCAAGCCTTACTGCTAACTTTGCTGTTCAAAAGAAGCACACTAATGCCAAGCAAAAGTAAAACAACTAAAGCAAAGAAAAAGCCAGCCGCCAAGATGAACTCTGGCGGTTTAGCTTCAAGTCAAAAAAGCCTTAAGTCGTGGACTAAGCAGGATTGGAGAACTAAAAGTGGTAAACCTTCTACGCAAGGTCCAAAGGCTACAGGAGAACGTTACTTGCCAGCTAGTGCTATTAAGGCTATGGATTCTAAGTCTTACGCTGCGTCTTCTGCAAAAAAGAGAGCAGATACAGCAAAAGGTAAACAGTTCTCTAAGCAGCCTAAAAAAGCGGCTAAAGCGTCTAGGGCGCACAGGAGAATAACGTGAGCAAAAAATTAAATGAAAAGCAACAACTCTTTATGCAGGTCTTGTTTGATGAGGCCCAAGGAGATGTTGTACAAGCTAAGAAGTTAGCAGGTTACTCAGATGGTACTGCTACACGTATAATAGTTGAAGCTTTAAAGGATGAAATCTTTGAGGCTACTAAAACTTATATGTCTAGGCTTGGCCCTAAAGCTGCTGTAGCTTACGGTAGTGCACTTATGGACCCTACACAGTTAGGCATTAAAGAGAAGATGGTAGCAGCAGGGCAGATACTAGATCGTGCTGGTGTTGTTAAAACTGAAAAGGTTGCTGTTGAGTCTAGTGGTGGATTGTTTATCTTACCACCTAAAGAGGGCAGTGATGCCTGACTTCTTTGCTGAAAACGACTTAGGCTTTTGGATGTTACCTAAGCCTGACAAGATGAAGAAGTGGGAAAGAATACCGAGGTTAGTCAAACCTGTGCCTTGGGGTTACGAGATAGACCCTGATAACAAAGAATGGTTAAATCCTATCGTTAGAGAACTAGAACTATTAGAGCTTGCAAAGAAACATTTAAAGCAGTATAGTTATAGAGAAGTTTCTGCTTGGTTAACTACACAGTCAGGTAGAAGTATATCTCACATGGGTTTAAAGAAAAGAGTAGACATTGAGCGAAAACGTAAAACAGTTGCTAGAATTAAACGTGAGCTTGCCAAAAGGCTCCAAAAAGCCATCTCGCATTACGAAACGCTTGAAAAAGAAAGGGTCGGCTACTACACCCAAGCCCACTAAAAAAGTTTCACGTGAAACAAAACAGAAGGTTCCTGCTACTCCTATAGCTCAACCCTTTGATGTAGAGGAAGCGCAGAACATTGTCTTTAAACCTAACGCAGGGCCACAGACAGACTACTTAGCTTCTAGTGAACGTGAGGTTTTATATGGCGGGGCAGCGGGTGGAGGTAAGAGTTACGCTACACTAGCAGACCCTTTACGCAGTCTTAATCACAAAGACTTCAGTGGGTTACTTGTACGGCACACTACAGAAGAACTTAGGGAGCTTATACAGAAAAGTCAAGAGTTGTACCCTAAAGCTATTCCCGGCATTAAGTGGTCAGAGCGTAAATCACAGTGGGTTACACCTAGAGGTGGGCGCATTTGGATGAGTTACCTAGATAAAGACCAAGACGTTATGCGTTACCAAGGACAGGCGTTTAACTACATTGCATTTGATGAGTTAACACAATGGGCTACACCGTTTGCGTGGAACTATATGCGCTCACGCTTACGTAGCTCCGCACCTGAGTTAGGCTTGTATATGAGAGCTACAACTAACCCCGGTTCTATTGGACATCAATGGGTTAAGAAGATGTTTATTGATCCTTCTAAACCTAACAAGCCTTTCTGGGCTACTGATATTGAAACAGGGGAACGCTTAGAGTACCCTAAAGGCCACACTAAGGCAGGACAACCTTTGTTTAAACGTAGGTTTATACCTGCTAGTTTGTTTGATAATCCGTATCTAGCTGACAGTGGTGACTACGAAACTATGCTTTTATCTATGCCAGAGCATCAACGCAAACAACTATTAGAAGGAAACTGGGATGTCAATGAGGGTGCAGCGTTCCCTGAGTTCAACAGAAAAATACATGTTGTTGACCCTTATGACATACCTAATAGCTGGACGAAGTTCAGAGCTTGCGATTACGGCTACGGCAGTTGGACAGGTGTTGTGTGGTTTGCTGTGTCTCCCTCAGAGCAACTGGTAATATACAGAGAGATGTATGTCACCAGAGTTACAGCTACAGACTTAGCTGATATGATCTTAGAAGCAGAGGCTGACGATGGCACCATAAGATACGGCGTGTTGGACTCGTCCCTCTGGCATAAAAGAGGTGACACTGGGCCTAGCCTAGCTGAACAAATGATTATGAGGGGCTGTCGCTGGAGGCCGTCTGATCGTTCAAAAGGGTCTAGGGTTTCAGGTAAAAATGAGATACACCGCCGTTTGCAGGTAGATGAGTTTACTGAGGAACCCCAACTCGTATTCTTTTCTACCTGCACCAACTCTATAGCGCAACTACCTAGTCTACCGTTAGACAAACGCAATCCAGAAGATGTTGATACAAATGCAGAAGACCACTTGTATGATGCTATACGTTACGGTATAATGACTAGACCACGAAGCTCCCTATGGGATTTTAATCCTGCAACACAGAGAAGCGGCTTTCAAGCTGCTGATCCTACATTTGGATATTAAGTATGGACCCTGAAGATTTTACAAACGACTTTGAACAGAACTTAGAATCTGCAGAATCGGCACACATTAAAGATGTTACTACTCAAGCTATGTCTGATCCTAAAGCAGGACACATTATTGAGTTAGTTATGAGTAAGTTTAAGAAAGCTGAAGATGCAAGGTATATTGATGAACAGCGTTGGATGGATGCCTATCGTAACTACAGGGGTATATACAACACTGAAGTACAATTTACTGAGGCTGAAAAGTCAAGAGTATTTGTAAAGGTTACTAAGACTAAAACACTAGCTGCTTACGGTCAAGTAGTTGATGTATTGTTTGGTAACAAAAAGTTTCCTCTTGCTATTGATCCCACTACACTACCAGAGGGTATTCAAGACTCAGTGCACTTTGATACCAACCCTCAAGCAGAACAAGGTGCAAGTGATTTAAAAGAAGCCTTTGATCCTGTACCTTTATTTAACAGTGACACTGTACTTGAGCCGGGAGATACTGTTGTATCTTTGCGTGAGCGTGTTGGTGGTATGTTTAAAAAGTTACAACCTGTTGAAGATAAACTAATAGATGGTCCCGGTACTGGTCCTACTGCAGTAACTTTTAACCCTGCTATGATTGCAGCAAAGAAGATGCAAAAGAAAATACACGATCAACTAGAAGAGTCAGGTGCTAACAAACAGTTACGCTTAAGTTCTTTTGAGTTGGCATTGTTTGGCACAGGTATTATGAAGGGTCCATTTGCTGTCAACAAAGAGTATCCTAATTGGAATGAGGAAGGTGAGTACTCACCCACAATCAAGACTGTACCTTCTACTAGCCATGTATCTATATGGAACTTCTACCCTGACCCTGATGCAGCTAACATGGATGAGGCTGAGTACATTGTTGAACGTCACAAGTTGTCACGCTCACAAGTACGTGCACTTAAAGGTCGGCCTTTCTTTCGTGATAACGCCATTGAAAAGTCTCTTAACATGGGTGAGTCCTATGAAAAGAAGTGGTGGGAACAAGCTATGGAAGATGACTCTCAAGAGTCAAAAGCAGAGCGTTATGAGTTGTTTGAGTTTTGGGGATACGTAGATACAGACATCCTTAAAGAACACGATATTGACATTCCTAAAGAACTAAAAGATTTAGAGCAGTTGAGTGTTAACATTTGGGTGTGTAACAATCACGTTATCCGTTTAGTTATGAACCCATTTAAACCTGCACTTATTCCTTACTACGCTGTACCCTATGAGCTTAACCCTTATAGCTTCTTTGGTGTAGGTATAGCTGAGAATATGGATGATACACAGACTCTTATGAATGGGTTCATGCGTATGGCTGTGGACAATGCTGCACTCTCAGGCAATATGGTAATAGAAGTAGACGAAACTAACCTAGTTCCGGGACAAGATTTAAGTGTATATCCCGGAAAAGTCTTTAGACGTCAAGGGGGTGCGCCGGGACAAGCTATTTTTGGCACTAAGTTCCCCAACGTATCTAACGAAAACATGCAGATGTTTGACAAGGCCAGAGTTCTAGCTGATGAATCTACGGGTTTTCCTAGCTTCGCTCATGGTCAGACAGGAGTTCAAGGTGTCGGACGTACAGCTTCTGGCATTAGTATGCTCATGTCTGCTGCTAATGGTTCTATACGGAATGTAGTTAAGAATGTAGATGACTATCTCCTAGGTCCACTAGGTAAAGCATTCTTTAGTTTTAATATGCAGTTTAACTTTGATGAAGATATCAAAGGTGATCTTGAAATTAAAGCACGTGGTACTGAAAGCCTGATGTCCTC